CGGTATTCATGACGAAAGTCGAACGTATCCGCCAGGCCGTGCGCGGCGTCCATGAACACGAGACAAGGAGTCACAGCATGCCCAAAGTTGGTAAGCGGGTCTATCCGAGCGTGAAGCAGGCGAAGGCGGTGGCGAAGCAGACGGGAAAGACGCTCACCTACACGAAGCGTCCGTCTGCCTATAAGGGCTAGGCCGGAGGATGGTATCCTCAACGCATGACTGAGACGGAGATGGCGCAGGCGCAGGCGCTCCCCACCATAGAGATCGACCCCAAGACGGGGCTGGTGAAGAAGAAGGTGGGCGGACAGCCGGGGAATGCTGGGGGGCGGAAACTGGGCGAGACGGTCGCCAGCGGCAAGATCCAGGTGCCGCCCAAGGCGCGAGAGCGGGCCGCGCTGAAGGCGGCGTGGGTGGAGGCGATGTCTCGGCAGTTGGACCCCATTATTCAGGCGCAGATCGCCTCGGCGGTCGGGATCCAGCACATGCAGGCGCGGGATGAGGCGGGGAAGTGGACGACGGTCACGGACCCGGCGGTCATGGCGGCGAAACTGGAGCAGGGCGAGGACGCCTATCGGCTCTCGGCCATTGCGCCCAGTGTCCCCGCCATTAAGGACATTCTGGACCGGCTCTTCGGGCAGGCGAAGCAGAGCGTGGACCTGGATGTCACGAATAGCCCCACGGCAGACCTCTCTGACGGCGAATTGTCCGAGCAACTGACGGCATTGCTGAAGAAGCTTAACGACTAATGCCGCTGACCCTCGACGAGCGGTTGCAGTATGACCGGCTCATCGCAGAAGCGGTCCGACGCTCCACGTCGCGGTTTTCCACGTTCTTTGCCGATAGCGGCCCCCTCGCCAGGACGGGGTATCTCAAGCATCTGGACTTCTTTGCCGCCGGCAAGCGGTTTAAGGAGCGGCTGTTCATGGCCGCGAACCGGGTCGGGAAGAGCGAGGCCGGGGCATATGAACTCACCTGCCATCTCACCGGCCTGTATCCCGACTGGTGGGAAGGGCGGCGTTTTGAGACGCCCGTGGAGTGCTGGGCGGTCGGCACCAACTCCCAGACGACGCGCGATATTGTCCAGGCGAAACTCCTGGGGTCGGTGCAGATGCCAGGAACCGGCATGGTCCCCGGCCATCTCATTGTCTCGACCATTAGCTCCCGAGGACTCCCCGGCGCACTCGAAGGGGCGGTCATTCGCCATGTCTCTGGCGGCACGAGCCTGTTGGGGCTGAAAACCTACGAGCAGGGACGGCAGTCATTCGAGGGGACGAGCAAAGATGTGATCTGGTGCGACGAAGAGCCGCCCGCGAGTTGCTACACCGAAATGCTCTATCGGACGGTGACGACCAAGGGCATCGTGATGGTCACGTTCACCCCCTTGCAGGGGATGTCCGATGTCGTGAAGGGCTTTTTGGAGCCGGAAACCGATATCGCCGCTGATTTCAAGACGTTTATCCAGGCGGGATGGAAGGATGTGCCCCACTTGGACGCCGAAGAGCAACGGGCGCTCATGGCGACCACGCCACCGTATCAGCTCGCGGCCAGGACCGAAGGCGAGCCGTCACTGGGGTCTGGAGCCATTTATCCCATTGCCGAGCGCGACGTGCTGGTCCCCACCGCGGAGATCCCCGCCAACTGGCCCCGTGTGTATGCGATGGATGTGGGGTGGAATCGGACGGCGGTCGTCTGGGGCGCGACCGACCCTGGCTCAGGACGCATTGTGCTCTACGACGAGCACTACATGGGACATGGCGAACCGGCGAGTCACGCGGCGGGTATCCGCGCACGGGGCGACTGGATACGTGGCGTCATTGACCCGGCGAGTTCCGGCAGCAGCCAGATCGACGGACGCAAGCTCATTGACATCTATGGGCGTCTAGGACTACGGCTCGAACCGGCCATCAACGCCGTTGAAGCCGGACTGACCGAAACCTGGAATCTTCTCGTATCAGGCCGACTTGTGGTACAAGAGCATCTATCGAATTGGCGTAGTGAGTTTCGGAAGTATCATCGCGATGAACAGGGCAAGATCGTGAAAGTCTCTGATCACCTCATGGATGCTACCCGCTATCTTGTGATTTCAGGACGCGACCATATGCACACGATCCCACGCCACGCACGCACAGCCCCCTATATTCGCCCGTCTGACACGGGCTGGATGTCGGCGTAATTTATGGAACGTGATCGAACTGACGTGATTCGGATGGCCCTGGATCGCTTCAGGGTCGGCATCGAAGCGGATGCCGAGCAGCGGAAGCGTGAAGTGGATGCGCTGAAATTTCAAGTCCCGGCCCTGTCGTGGCCGAGTGATGTGAAGGAGCAGCGCAAGCCCCAACTGGTGGGCGGCGTGGCGATCCCGCAGCGCCCGATGCTCTCGATCCCCACACTCGACCACCCGATTCAACTCACGATCAACGCGGAACGCGCCGCGCATCTCGGCATTGGCATCCATCCGCTGTCCGATGCCGCAGATGACGATACCGCCGAGGTGCTGCAAGGACTGTATCGGCGCATCGAAGTCGATAGTCGGGCATCCCTGGCGAGAAGTTGGGCCTTTGAGCGTGCCGTGAAGTCGGGGCGCGGCTTCTATCGCGTCATGTCCGAGCGTGATCCAGATGGCGAGAATGCGTTTGACCAGCGCATCGTCATTAAGCGCATCCTTCAGCAAGGCAGCGTCGTGTTGGACCCGTTTGCGCAGGAAGCGGACTTTTCTGATGGGACGTGGGCGTTTCTCGTGAATGACATGCCCTGGGAGACGTATAAACGCCGCTATCCGAAGAGTCAGATGGCGTCCTTTAGCGAAGACGAGCTGTCCGCACTGGGCGTGGAGACGCAGAGTTGGGTGACAGGCGATGAAGGGGCCGGACGGGCCGTCCGTGTGGCCGAATATTACCGCCTGGAACGCACGCCACGCACCCGCGTCCTGCTTGATGACGGATCGGACAGCTTTGACGACGAGATCCCCGAGGGGCGCAGTCTGCGCGAGGGCGACGAGGCGCGGAGTACCGAGGAAGAGGTGCCTATCCTCTATTGGTCCGTCATTAACGCCATTGAGGAACTCGAACCCGCCCAAACCCAGGATGGTCGGTATATTCCGATTATTCCGGTGGTGGGGCGCGAACTCATTCCGTTCGAGAGCCAGCGCCGCTGGGTCGGCATGATCGAGCCGAATATGGATGCGGTGCGCCTCCTGAATTACAGCGCCAGTAGCGCCGTGGAGATGGCGAGCCTGGAGACGAAAGCGCCGTATACGATGGTCGAGGGCCAGGAAGAGGGCCACGAGCAGGAATGGCAACTCGCCAATGTCCGCAACTTCCCGTATCTGCGCTATCGCAACGTCTCCCTGAATGGCACGCCCGCGCCACCGCCGCAGCGCACGCAGGTCGATACGTCCCGCCTGGGACCGTCCATGCTGCTCTTGCAGCAAGCTCGCGAGTTTATTCACGAGGGCACGGGCGCGTATGAGAGCGCCTTGGGGCAGCAGGCGACCAATGCCAAGAGTGGGCGGGCCGTTCGCGCACTCCAGGACCAACACCAAGCCGGTTCCAGCCACTTCATCGACAACCTCGCCTCCATCAGCCTGACCTACGAAGCGAAGGTCATTCTGGACCTGATTCCGTTTATTTACGACCGTCCAGGCCGCATTGCGCGGCTGCTCGATGCAGAAGACAACCCGAAGACGGTGATGCTCAACGCGCCCTTCACGATGGACGGCCAGACGAAGCGTCCACAACGCATGGGAGCGCAGCGGCCCAATGGGATGCCACCGGGTGCTCAGGCAGGAGGCCCACCGCCGATGCCGCCGCCCCCGCCGGGGATGCCACCGGGTCTGCCTGGGATGCCCCCGATGCCACCGGGCATGGATGGGATGCCGCCGGGGATGCCGGGGATGCCGCCCGGTGGTCCACAGGGTGCGCCGCCAGAGCCGACATCGAAGGTCTACGAATACGACCTCAAGAAGGGGCGCTACGGCATTAGCGTCAGTATCGGGAAGTCGTATAAGAGCCGGTCAGAGGAGGGCGCAGACGAATTAGGCAACCTCTTCCAGGCGCAGCCACAGCTCTTCCCGATTCTGGGCGATATTTACCTGAAGTTCCGCGACTTCCCAGGACATCTGGAAGCGGCGGCGCGTGTGAAGAAGCTGCTCCCGCCGCCCTTGCAGGAGGAGACGGGACAGCCGACACCAGAGCAGCTCCAACAGCAGCTCCAAGAGGCGGGGAAGATGGTGGAGCAACTCACGCAGGCGCTCGACCAGAAGACGCAGGAAGCCGAAGCGAAGCTGCCAGAACTCCAGATGGACGCGCAGCGTGCGACGGCTGACCGCGAGGCGAAGCTCCAGATCGAGCGGATGCGGAATGAGACGCAATTGGCCGTGGCGACGATGAAGGTGCAGGCCGATGAAGCGGCGGCGATCTTCGCGGTCGAAGTCGGGCGCGTCGGCACCGACTCGAAGCATCGCTTTGACGCGGTGAAGCAGGCCGCCGATCAGCATCACCAGCAGCAGTTGGCCTTACAGGGCGTGATGGCGAAACAGGAGCAGGCCGAGCAGGCGGCGATCCCGCCTGGTGCGGCGCTCCCTGGTCAGCCGCCCGGTGCGCCACCGCCTGGT